ACCGGTGAAATTAATGGTGATAGAGTTATTTTTAAACCTTTTGCATCTTACGGTAACTCTGGCAATTTTGCTAGTTTACCTATTGACCAAATAAGCTTACGAGAAGGTAAACATGTTCAAGGTGTGGCGGAGGGCAATTTTGATTCCTTCAAATTTGGTAAGCCGATTACTTTTACAGCCTACCATTCTTCTGATTCAGAAATAAAAAAAATTCTCCCAACAGACGAATTTTATTTCAGTGATGATAGATACACATGGGAAGGAAACTATCTTTACAAAATAAAGATAACTTTGAAAAATCCTTATGTCGTGCTGGATCAGAAAGCAGGGTACGAAGGTCATGCTACAGACTCTCTTCCAAAGATAAAGGCAGCTGGGTATGACGGGGTTATATATACCCCGCATTCTGTTGATTATGGGTTTAGACAAGGCGTTTGTTTTTACCCACAACAGCAAATATCTAACATCAAGTTAGTTAACTCTGATAGTGGTAAATAATATAATTAAAGATAACCTAAACTCTTTACTTTACCGCTCTCCTGTAGTACAATATGTATTACAGGAGTTACCATATGATTATTGGAGTTACAGGATTGATTGGGTCAGGTAAAGATACAATTGCTGACTATCTTTGCACATTTCACGGATTCAAACGTGTTAGTTTTGCGGCCTCATTGAAAGACGCAGTAGCCGCAGTATTTGGTTGGAATAGAGATTTACTAGAGGGTTCAACTAAGTCTAGTAGAGAATGGCGTGAAAAACGTGATGACTGGTGGAGTGACCGATTAGGTATGGAAATTACACCTAGATGGGTACTACAATATTGGGGAACAGAAGTTTGTCGTAATGGATTTCATAAAGATATCTGGGTTGCTAGTGTAGAGAACAAACTACGTCAGACAGACGAAAATATTGTTATTACTGATTGCAGATTTGCAAATGAAGTTAATTCAATTAAAAGTGTAGGTGGTGTGACTATGAGAGTTAATCGTGGGTCACGTCCAGTATGGTATAGTGCCGCAGTTGATTACAACAATGAATCTGAAAGTAGCGAACAATATCAAAAAGCCAAGTTAATACTAGAAGGGCACAATGTTCATGCAAGTGAGTACAGTAGTGTAGGATTGTTGTACGACTACTATATTGACAACAACGGAAGTATTGATTCATTACACGGGCAAGTAAACTCAGTAGTCAACTTCTAAGTCACCCCTACGCCAAGTAACTTCTTTACGTTTGACAACTTCTACACAGTTAAGACAGATACTACGTAAGTTTATTAGTTCGTTATTATCTAAGTTACCGTCAATGTAGAAGACGGTAAGCTGACTAGTAAACAATCCCTTAAAGCCGCATAAATCACATGCGGCTTTTTTCTTGTATCCTGCTTTTTGCCAGCTGGGTACTCTAGCTTTTTTCTTATTATTCTTACGACCACACTCATCACATTTAGACCGATAGTGTATTATGTCATTACGTTTGTAATTAATAGCGCAAAAGTTCTTATTGCATTGCTTACATATAGGTCTCATAGTGATATTTATGATAGGAACCTTCGAAGGCACCATTTTCGGCAGTTTTTACGTCCTTCTGATAAATATTAGTACGTTAGGGCGTTAACCCTCAAAATCATAACACAAAAGGAAAACAACATGGCACTAGTATCACCAGGCGTACAAGTTACGATCATTGACGAAAGTCAATACGTTCCATCAGCCTCAAATTCAGTCCCTTTAATTATCTTAGCTACCGCACAGAATATAACAAATGCAGCCGGTACTGGGGTAGCAGCGGCAACTACAAAAGCTAACGCTAATAAATTATATCAAGTAACAAGTCAACGTGACTTAGTAAACTTATACGGAAATCCATTTTTCTATAAGACAAGTACAAATGTACCTATTCAAGGGTATGAGTTAAATGAATATGGTCTACTAGCCGCTTACTCATTATTGGGTACAACAAATCGTTGCTTTGTACTACGTGCAGACGTAGACTTAGCAAGTTTAACAGGATCTATTTCCCGTCCATTGGGTGACCCAGCTGATGGCACTTATTGGTTAGATACTACATCAAGTGATTGGGGAATTTACGAATGGAACAGTACAACACAGAAATTTGTAGAGAAGACTCCGTTAGTAATTACTGACAGTACAGATTTGACTGGCGACTATCCAAAAGTTAGTTTAGGTAATGTTGGTAGTTACGCAGTTATTGCATCCCAACCAACAACAGGTCCTACAAGTAATTCTACTTATTTTTATAAAAACTTGGATAATGTCTGGGTTCAATTGGGTGGTGTTGACTGGAAGAAGAGTGTCCCTACTGCGATCGGTGCAACTTACAATCCTACAGTAACAGTGGGTGACAAGTTTGAAATTATTACTTCTAATTTTACATTAGAAATTACAGTACCTAACAGTCCTAATAACGATATTGATGGTGTAGTATCTGCTATCAATGATTATGGAATCGATGAAGTATTTGCGGAAAATGTAGGTAACAAGTTATACATATATTCTGCACAAGTAAGTGCTAATTCTTATGTTACTGTAAACAATCTAACAGGAACTCCTTTAGAAGATTTAGGGTTAGTAGATGGTAAAACGTATTACCAATCACTTACTACATATGGCACATCTGCTCAGATGCCATTATGGGGTAGCTCACAATCTCAACCTAGAATATCAGGTTCAGTATGGATTAAGACAAGTGTTACAGGCAGTGGTGCAAATCTATTACTTTCTAAGTACAATAGTATACTAGATCAGTATATTGTACAAAATTGCAATATGTATTCTTCTGATTGGGCAGCTACATATGCGTTAGACAGTACAGGAGGAAAAGCTATTCCAGCTGGTTCTACTTATGGTCAATATGGTTATATGAATAGTTGGACCAGTGCTCCTGTTATTCTTAAAGAAAGACTGGCAACAGGTGCTACAGTAGCGACTGGTACAGACACAAGCCCAACATTTACTAACAATGCATGTATTAATGTACAAGTTAGTGTACCGGGTAGTAGCAGTTTGTCGAGTGTCTACACAGTGCAAATGCCATCAAGTGGTACAGTTGATGCAGTAGATTTTGTTACTGCATGGCAAGCTGCTGGTATACCAAATACTACAGCAATTGTTACGAATGAAGGTTCAATTCAACTTTCACACACTCAAGGTGGTCAGATTATCATTGATGACTATGTTAATAATTTTGGTGTTGTGCAAGGTACTAGCAATGGAACTATTTCTGATTCAGGTTTAGATGGTGCAATTAATGCAGGATTTGGTCCTTTCAGTGTGTTTACAGCAGTAGGCGAAACAACAGGCGGTACCGGACAAGCTGAACCAGCTGGTCCAGCAACGTTTACTATTACTGCAGCTGGTCTTAGTTATACTGCAAATGCTACTCCAGTAAATGCCGGTGAAAACTATTCAGTAGGTGACGTATTGACTATTACAGGTACTCAACTAGGCGGTGATGCTCCTGCTAACAATTGCTCTTTGATAGTAACTGCAGTTGATACACTATCTGGTGCTATTATTAGTGCTAGCGTATTGCAAACAAGTGTTGCTAAAGCTAGATATACTCCTCAAATAAGTAACTGGATAAGTTTAGATTATACAGCTAATGAAGGTGCTCCTGCATCTAATCCACTCAACAACACTAACTGGTTCTATTCAGTAGCTGATGAAGTTGATATTATGGTTAACCAATCAGGTACTTGGAAAGGTTACAGAAATGTAAACTTCAATAGCGATGGTTTCCCGTCAGCAACTGGTTCACCTGCAACTGATCCCGATGGTCCAATCTGTGCCGCAGTTGCTCCAACTGAACAAAGTGACGGTACTGCGTTGGTATATGGTGATCTATGGATTAGCACAAGTGCTGCTGACCTAGAAAACTATCCAGTATTAAGTCGTTGGCAATCAGTTGACGGTGTAGATCAATGGGTGTTAGTTGATACTACTGACCAAGTAAGTAGTGAAGGTGTATTGTTTGCTGATGCACGTTGGGCTAGTTCTGGCGCAGTTGATCCAGTTAACGATCCGATCCCAACAATCGTTTCTATGCTAACAAGCAACTTTACAGATTTAGATTGTCCAGACCCTGATTTGTACCCAACAGGTATGTTGTTATTCAACACACGCCGTAGTGGCTACAATGTAAAACAGTTTAGAACAAACTATTTCACTGCAAACAACTATCCAAGTGGTTCATTACCGAGTCAATCATATACATGGGTATCCGCAAGTGGTCTAAACACTAACGGTTCACCATATATGGGTCGTAAAGCTCAACGTAACATAGTTGTACAAGCATTGCGTTCAGCAGTATCTACAAATATGTCAATTCGTGAAGAGGACACATATTTCAACTTAATGGCTGCTCCTAACTATGTTGAATTACAGCCTGACATGGTTACATTGAACAATGAGAGAAACAATACAGCGTATATCGTTGGTGACACTCCATTGCGTTTAGCAGACCAAGCAACTGATATTCAGAATTGGGCTACAAATGCAGCCGGTGCAAGCTCATCAGGTGAAGATGGTTGGGTTACACGCAACGAATACTTAGGTGTATTCTATCCAAGTGGTATCACAACAGATACAACTGGTGCACAAGTTGTTGTTCCTGCAAGTCATATGATGTTACGTACATTCTTACGAAACGATGCTGTAGCTTATCCTTGGTTAGCGGCAGCAGGTACACGTCGTGGTACTATTGACAACGCATTGAATATTGGTTACTTAGATGCAACTACTGGTGAATTCCAAGTTATCAAGAATCGTCAAGGCATTCGTGATGTATTGTATACAAATCAAATCAACCCATTAGCATTCTTTACAGGTGTTGGATTACTAAACTATGGTAATAAGAACAGTAAAGACACAATGAGTGCGATGGATAGAACAAACGTAGCACGTTTAGTTTGCTACATCCGTGAACGTCTACAAGTTCTTGCAAGACCATTTGTGTTTGAGCCTAATGATGCATTAACACGTAATCAAATTGCAGGTGTTGTACAAACATTGTTTATTGACCTAGTTGCAAAACGTGGTTTATATGACTACATCGTACAGTGTGATACACAAAATAACACACCAGCACGAATCGATAGAAATGAATCTCACAATCACTGTTCAATATGACCGTAGGAGCAGACAACACACCTAGCTCTCAGGGCCTATTGATGCCTAAATTGCAATATCGTTTCAGAGCATTATTTTTGAACTTTGGTACAGGTGGCTCTACACAAGAGCTAACCAAACAAGTTATTGATATTGCAAGACCCAGTGTTTCATTTACGGAAATACCAATTGATATTTACAATAGTAAAATATATCTAGCTGGTAAACATGAGTGGACCACTACAACTATCAACATGCGTGATGACGCAGGTGGTAACGTTAGTAAATTAGTAGGTCAACAAATTCAGAAACAAATGGATTTTGTTGAACAAGCTAGTGCCGCAACTGCACAAGATTATAAGTTTGAAATAAACTATGAAGTACTAGATGGCGGAAATGGTTTAGCTACACCAACAGTATTAGAGAAATGGGAACTTTATGGTTGCTTTATTCAGACTGTTAACTACAACAACATGAATTATAGCTCAAACGAAATGGCTACTATCTCATTGACTGTACGTTATGATAATGCTATTCAAAGCCCATTGACATCTGGTATTGGTACTAGTGTAGGTCGTGCATTTGGTGGTACAGCAGTAACTGGTATTGGTAGTTAATAACTAATGGCAGGATTCTTCCAAGACTTGTTAAAGGACACTGTCAAAGGATTCTTTGGCAGTGAGTACCTTCGTGATTATACTCACGCTAGTAAAACGTTTAGAACTAACTCTTATCAGTTTTCTCCTAAATATAAGTTCTTGTTTCATGTCTACTTTGACATAAACTATCAACTATTAGGTGATAGCTTTCAATTTCCTGATGGGACTAAAAACTTTTTCGGGTTAGCAGTTAAAACTGTTCAATTGCCTAAGTATACATTTGATTTGCACACAATGAATCAGTACAATCGTACTAGAATTGTGCAAACCAAAATCAAATATGATCCTATCAATATCACATTCCATGATGATAATGGTAATTTGATTAGAAAGTTATGGTATAACTACTATTCATACTACTTCAAAGATAGTGTACAAACTGATCCATACGAATCATATACACCTACTCCATCATCATATGGTGGTAAACCTTCATACGGTAATTCAGGTCAATTAGATATGAACACACGTAATCTATATCAACCTTCTATCACGGGTAATGATGATTGGGGTTATGTAGGTGAGTCAGGCAACGGACAACAAACTAATCTAGGCGCAACTATTGGATCTAGTAAAGCTCCGTTCTTTAGATCAATCAACGTATATGGTTTTAATCAACATAACTTTGTAATGTACAAGTTAGTTAATCCTATCATTGAGAGTTTTAGCCACGATACATATGATTACTCTGCTAGTAACGGTATCATGGAACATCAAATGACATTGCGTTACGAGACAGTTAAGTATTACGAAGGTGCAGTTGATGGAAAAAATCCTAGCAAATATGTTCCTGAGTTTGGTGATATAGAACACTATGATAGAACACTTAGCCCTATTGCAAGACCTGGTTCTAATTCAAGTATATTAGGACAAGGTGGTTTAGTTGATGGCATCGGTGGTACAATGCAAGACTTAAAAGACGGTAACTGGATTGGTGCTATACAAAAAGCAGGAGCAATGAAGAACACGTTTAAGAATCCTCAAAATATTCTTAAGATTGCTAAATCAGAAGCTTTATCTACCGTAGCTAATTCGATTAACCCTCCTCCTAATTCAAATAATCCGTTTAAGTTTCCTGTAGCTGACATAGCTAACAATATCAACGGCAACATATCAAACTTTTTAGGTAAACCACCTAGAGTGGGTTAAATAATATAGAACTAATATTATGGCCCTTATTGACGAAACATATTCAAATTTAGATAATACTGTAAAGATTTTTGATTCTTTCTACAACTTCCAAACGGTAGTAAACTCAAACGAATATGATATAGTGTATTCGTACTTCTTAGAAATATCACAGAGTAAAAGCATAGCAAAAAACTTCACAGCCTTTTTATTTAGAATTGCTAATGTCATTGGGGAAGATGCATTATCATTACTAGACTATATTAAAGGTAAAAGTAAGTTACAAACTACTGCACTTATGGCGTACTATCTCAACGGTATAAAAAGCAAAACAACTTTATACGGTGTTAGTATAGAGCCAGTACCAAACGAACCTGTTCAACGTAACATTGTGGTATAATGGCAAACTTTGCACAAGGTGTATTCGTACCAACTAAACCAGAAAAATATGTAGGTAAACATAAACCTAGATATCGTAGCGGTTGGGAGTTTACATTCATGCAATTCTGTGATAAGAATGATGCAGTATTGCAATGGGCAAGTGAAGCAATTTCAATACCCTATCGTAACCCATTGACGGGTAAGCCATCTATGTATATCCCTGACTTTTTTATTGTATATCAGAATAAGTTTGGTAAACAAATAGCAGAGATGGTTGAAATCAAACCCAAGAAACAAAGTATTATTGAAAGCAAAAAAGCTAATGCTAGAGATAGAGCAGTGGTAGCACTTAATCATGCTAAATGGGCAGCAGCCAATACATACTGCAAGCGAAGCGGCATCACATTTCGTGTAATTACTGAGGATGACCTTTTCTACAAGGGCGGCACCCGCAAATAAATACTACTATAATAGGATAGTTGTATGACCAAAAAACTAAGTGAATTGTTTGATCTTCCTGATTTTGAATCAGAAAAGGAAATAAACGAATCCAACATTGAAAAAGCTGAAGCTCAAGTAATCACGCAAGAAGCATATTCTAATCTAGAAAAGATTGAGAATGCACTTCCTCAAGTTAGGGGATTAGAAGCAAGCGACATTGAGATGGATGAATTAGCTAGTCTAGCAACTAACAGCTATAAAGACTTGATGGATCTAGGTATGCAAGTTGATAGTAGATTTGCTAGTGAAATCTTCAATAGTGCTAGTAGTATGTTAGGTCATGCAATCACAGCAAAAACAGCTAAAATCAACAAAAAACTTAAAATGATTGACTTACAACTTAAAAAAGCATCATTGGATCATAAAACACAGTCTAAGATAGAAGAAATACAAAGCACCCCACTGGGCGAGGGCAATCTATTAGATAGGAATGAACTACTAAAAACATTGTTGGCAAACAAAAAAGACAATAGTGATAAATAATTAATACAGGAATAAAACAATGAAGAGCCTACGTCATTATCTAACAGAGAGTGTCAGAACATATCAATATACTATCAAAATCTTAGGTGATTGCGATGCAAAGTTTATGGAAATGTTCAAATACAATCTAAGTAAATTCGATCCAGTAAAGATCGACACACCTAAATCCACACCTATAAGAAAATCTATTCAAGGTTTTCCTGATGCATCAAATGATTCGTTGACTATCATTAAAGTTGAGTTTAAATACCCAGCTACTGAGCCAATGATTCAACAATGTGCTCAAGCATGTGGTTGTAATATTAATCGTGTTAGAATGCAAACAACTGAGTTTGCTGATAGCATTGAACATACAGCGGAGCAGTATGCTAATCAAGTTGATGACAGTCCATTGTTGTTAAAAACTGAAATGGCAGATGATGGTAAAGAAGCTAGCAAAGAATATGCTAATCAATATCTTGACCGTGTCATCCCTAAAAAATCTAGCATTAATATTCCATACGATGCGCCAAAGACTGCTACTCAGCCTAACAAAAGTAAAGAAGGTATTAATACAATTAGTCCTATGAGTAAAATGACTAGGCCGCAACTTCCTCCTACAGGAGCAAGAAGATAATGATTGACTTTTCTACTACACAAATTAGTTGGATATTAATTGGTGCCTGCAGTATAGGTGGCACTGGTTATATGACAATGGATGGTAAAATAGGTGAGATGGATAAAAAACTTGCAATAGTACATACTAAAGTAGAAGCAAGTGAAAAAAGATTAAGTGATGCTAATGCTCAATTAGACCGCATTGAGAACTTAATCATAAATCAAAATAAAGGATCAAAATAATGGATTTCAGAAGCATGTTAGAATCATTAAGCCAATTATCCGAGGCTACGAAAGAAGTCAAGGGTGGCAGAGTACATACTGCTGAACCAGGTGGATATGGTCGCAAGGATGACGAAGATGAAGAAGGCAACAAAGTTAAAGCCAAATCAACCGAGAAAAAAGGTCGTGGTCGTCCCAAGAAAGACGCTGACGAAACAGGTGAAGTAAAGAAGTATGACACTAAACATCTTCACAATGTATTTGGTGGCGGTAAAAAGCCAGAAAAAGATATTGGTAAGAAAAGTAAAAAGCACAGCTTAAAAGAGTTCATTGAAGAAGTTGAAAGTCAGAAGACTCTTAATGAGAATGATGATTACGAAATATCAGCAGACAGAATTGCCGGTATGAATAAGATTCATAGAGATTATTATGAAAAGAATCCGCATTTTGCACGTAGCCATGAGAAACAAGCTATAGGTAAAACAATTGATGCTAGCGGTAAACCTGTTACAGCACTTGCAACAAAAGTCACACCTAAGTTTATTAAACCACAACAAGTTAAACGTATACCAAGTGGTTCTTTCAAATCGAATGTAGAAGAAGAAAGTCCAATTCCAATGACAGGTACTGCTCCTCAAGCAGGACAAAAAGTAATTGTAAAGCCAGGCATGCCAGCTGGCAAACCATCTGCAACAATGACTACACAAACAGGTCAACAAGTTGCTAGTGGACCAGCAGATCAAATTAAAAAGTTAGGTGATTTAGTTAACATGGGCAACGTTACGTTAACTAAGCCGGGTTCCAATCAACCATTAGCTGAAAAAGCAGTAAGTAAGAAGCAACAAAAATTCATGGGTATGGTACACGCCGCTCAAAAGGGTGAAAAGCCAGCAAGTAAAGAAGTTGGTAAAGTAGCAAAGACTATGAAGAAATCTGATGCTAAAGACTTTGCAAGTACTAAACATAAAGGCTTGCCAGAGAAAGTTAAAGAAACAAAAGATTTACCAGGTGATCAAGATAAATTAGATGTTGCACCACCAAAAGGTAAATTGACTAAGGCTGATTTTGAAGCCTTAGGTAAGAAGAAGAAAGTAGATGAAAGTATGAACATTTATGAAAGTGCGGTCAAACATTTTGTTGATGATTTGATTGCTGATATTGATAGCGCACCTTTCCGTAGCGCATTTAACATTAAAGGTCATAATGCTGAACGTGCGGAAAAACAAATTCTTGCGGCAGTACAGCATGATGACAAGTATAATGGTCTAAGTGATGGCGCACAGCGTTCTCTTGTAAAGATTGCATTAGACTTCTTTAAAGATGAAGGTGAATTAGATGAAGGAATTAGAACAGGTACTGTTCCAATGGGAAATACATCTACACTACCGTTTGGTGCTAGGCCAAACATTGTGCAGAAACCTGCAGTTATGCGTAAGCAAGCAGGATCTGATTTCCCGTTGAGCCTCGGACAAGTTAATGATACAAGTAATACATTAACTGATCCTAAAACAACAACTGGTTTAATGAGGGACTTAGCCAAGAAAAGTCCTTTTGCCCTAGAAGGAAAAAACATGAATATTTGGTGGTGATAAGCCTACTAGTGCTTATGGAGCGCCAATAGATGCACATGCACATGGTGCAGAACCTGAGGGTCACGGTGTTGAGCCTGAAATGTCACCCTCAGTAGTTGGTGACGGCGATGATATGTTAGCATTGATTAAAAAGATGACCGGTATTGAGACTGGTGCAGAAGCTCCAGCTACTGGTGAATTAGAAGTTACTTCTGACTACGAAGATGAAGAAGGCGAAGAAGATTCTGATAAACAGTCTTATGATGACGAAGAAAATTCTAAAGAAGAAACTACTGATGAGGGCGTTGTAGGCGCTGGCATCGGCGCCGGTCTTGGTGCACTAGTGGGTGGCCCGATGGGTGCCGCAGCAGGTGGTGCAATGGGCGGTAGCTTAGAAGAAGAAGAAGTCGAAGAAGGCAATAAGTATGCATATAACGTATTAAAGGCTAAACAAGCAGGTAAGAAAAAGGCTGATTTAGACGGTGACGGTGATATGGAGCAAGTAAAAGAAGAAGGTGATCAGACTTGCAACGAATGTGGCGGAGCTATGTATGAGGGTCACTCATGTGATAGTGAACAAGTAGAAGAAAACTTCTCTAATGACGCCGGTGGTGATGCAATGGCTAACACAGAAATGATGAAGCTAAAAGCATTGTTATCTATGGGAAATGATATGCACAAAATGAAGCATAATAACACTGTTGGTAACCCAACACAAGTAGCATTCCGTGAATCAATCAATGATTGGATGAAATTAAGCGGTATTAGGTAATATAAAAAGCTATAAAATAGCTCGGTTAACCGAGCTATTTTTTTGGAACCTAATGTGCTACAAAATTTGATAAATACTCAATAAGGTTGGATATTTATGTCTCAAGAGCTAATAGACTTTGGCGTGTTCCCTAATGATCCTGATGCGGATGCCATTAGAACTGCCTTCCAAAAATCACAAAACAATTTCACTGAACTATATACGTTAACGGTATCTACTGGTGTTGTAAGCGTACAGCCGGGTGCTGGTATATCAGTAAATCAAACACAGGGTAATGTTACTGTTACTGCTAATATTTCTAGCGTCACAGTTCAAACTGCTAACAATTTACGTGTTGGTATAGGTACACCAACAGGTCAGACTGCTACAATCACAACAGCAAGTACCCCTATTGCAATGGATTTGGCAGCTAATATTGTAGTTAATAAAGTAACTGCTAATTTTATTTCAGGTGCATTAACTGCAGGACCACAACCGGGTATTACTGGTATTGGTGCTTTAAATAACTTAACTGTTACAGGTGATATTACTGCAAGTAACTTCCGTGGAAATGTTATTGGTGGTACCATAAAGGGCACATTTAGTGCACCTGGATCAAACACACAAGTTATGTATAACAATTCTGGTGTGTTTGATGGTTCACCTAATTTAACATGGGATGGATTGACTTTAACAGTACGAGGTGATATTGATGCTGATAATATACAGTCTAATACTGTAACTGCTGTAGGGACTATAATAGCAGGTAATGCTAATTTAGGTGATACAGCATCAGCAAATCATTTTATAAGTCTTGATATTAATACCGGTAATGCAACTGCTAATTTCTTTATAGGTAATGGTAGTCTATTAACTGGAATAGAACTTGCTAATATGGCTAACTATGCTAACTATGCTAATTTTGCAGGTGGTATTATTGGTGGTAATGCAGGACAACTATTAATTCAAACAGGTGTAGATACAACAGGATTTGCTAATGTTGGAAACGTAGGTGATGTACTTATAAGTGATAGTGCTAACGGTATATACTGGGCTAATGGTACAATTTCTGGTATTGCATTAGGTAATACACTAGCGGCGTTAAAAAATGGTAATTGGATATTATCAAACGCAAATGCATATAACGGTAATATAGATGTTCAATTTGATGTTGATGGATCAGTAACTGCTGATCCAGATAAAGTAGTAGTTCGTGATCCGGGTGGTAATGTCTTTGCAGAATATATTTTTGCTAACATATTGAATCCAGTAAGTGCTACAATAGATATAGCTAATTTGCATATATCAGGTGGTACAATAAACTATGTATTAACTACTGATGGTGCAGGTGCCTTATCATGGCTAGATGTGTCGGGAATTGTTGGTAGTAATCCTTTACCAGCATCTTCTGTAGTTGCTGCCGGTACTGATACACAAGTGCAATTTAATGATAACGGTAGTACTGCAGGACACGCAAACTTCACATGGGATAAAACAACAGAAACATTATTTGCTACTAATTATGAAGGTAATGGCTTTACATTAGAATGTACATCAGGTCCAAATGTATTAGGGCCAGTATTATGGGCACGTAATTTATTTGAAGGTACAGGCGGTGAAGTACCATATCAAGCACAACCTAATGTAACAAAATTTGTTCCTCCTGGAACAAATGGTGATGCGTTTATATCTACTGGTACAGGTTCTCCTAAGTGGGTAAAGGGGACAATTAGTGGTACACCAATTGGTCAAAATTTACCTAAACTATTACCTGGCAGTTTCTTAACAGGCTCTACTGGTTATGACGGCACATCAGGACAAACATTTAGCGTTGATGCTACATCTGCACCTACTGGAAGTAAAATTGTTGTTAGAAATGCATCAGGTAATATTGAAGCTAAAGGTATATCAGGTACAACAATAATATTGACAGACGCTACACCTAGTATATCTTACACAACAGGTGCAGCAATCATAACAGGTGGTATGGGTGTTGGTGGTAATATTATATCTAATGAAAATATTAGTGCTAAAAGTTTCTTTGGTAACTTTTACGGTAACTTTGTAGGTTCATTTGAAACGGACGCGCCTACAAAAACTGTATTGTTTATGGAGCCTGGCGGCAAAGTAGGTAATGATTCAAAGTTCTATTATGATAAATCACAAGAATCATTAGTTGCTCCTATCTTTAGGGGTCTAGGATCCGGATTAGATGATATACCAGGTAGTAATGTAACCGGTAAAGTGGCAACTGCAATTCTTGCAGATAATGCAACAAAAGCGGCCACAGCCGATCTTGCAACTAGAGCAATAAATTTTGACGGTGGTAGTGCAGGTGGAGTTGTATATCAAAAAGCAACCGGATCTACTGGAATAACATCCCCGGGTGATGCGGGTCAATTCTTAAAATCATCTGGTGGCGGAGCTCCTACATGGGCAGCAGGAACTATTTCTACAATTCCTTTAGGTGATAACTTAAAAACATTGACATTTGGTACAGGGTTTGAAAAATCTGGTTCAACGTACATAGGTAAAGATGCACTTACTATTGCAGTAGATTTAGATGTAGCAGGTACTGCTGATAAAATTGTCAAACGTAAATCAGACGGTGGTATTAATGCAAGTGGTGAAAGTAATTTAGGTGATAAAGTTACAGCTAAGTTGTTTGTTGGTGATATACAAGGTAGTATAACTGATGCAGTTAATGCAACGTTTGCAGGCACTGTTAAAACAGCGGATCAGCCTAATATTACTGCAGTCGGAACTCTAACTAAGTTAGCTGTAACAGGTGGAATAACATCGGGCGGCACAATTGAAGGTAAATCATTTATCGGTAACGGCTCTGGCCTTACTAACATCAAAACTGCAGATGTTGCAAATCTTGTAGTAGGTTCGAATGTATCAGGTAAGGTTGCAAGTGCAACTTATGCTGATACTACCGGAGCGTCACTGAGTGCGGCAAACATATTAGGCGGAGTCTTTGGCTCAATACCTTATCAGAATGGTGTTAGTACTACAGCTATGCTTGCCCCCGGAACAGCAGATCAGGCATTAATATCTGGTGGTACTGGTGCCGCCCCTAAATGGGTAGCAGGAACTATATCTGGTATTAAATTAGGTAAAGATTTAAAAGACCATTCGAATGGTGCATACATAATAGGTGGTAAGTACAATGGAAGTGGTGATATAATTTGGTCAGTCGATGCAGTATCAGGAAATACAGCTAATAAGATTGTATTACGTGATACAAGTAGTAACTTTGAAGCAGGTAACATTACTGCTGTACAATTCATTGGTAATCTTAAAGGTAATATATCAGGTGGTGGTGATACGACGGTTATATATCAAACTGCAAAAGATACTACTGCGTTTTTAACTAAAGGACAACCAAATCAAGTATTGACTATGGCTCCTTCAGGTACAGGTTTGGCATGGACATTACCTCAGATATCTGGTGTAGGTTTAGGTGGCACATTGAAAAACTTAACAGCTGGTTACGGCCTTGCTGGTGGTTACTATAATGGTACAGGTGACATTACATTTACAGTTGATTCTACCCCATTAGCATTAGCAAATAGAGTTGCAAATCGTGATAGTACCGGAAGTATGTATATGAATGTTGCATATGCAATAGGATTAAATGCAGGAAGTGCATCAGCTGCAGGTACAATTACTGGTAATTGGGTGTTGTCAAGTGGATCTAAATTAATGGCAACATACTCTGACTTAGCAGAATACTACGCAGGTGATAAAGATATTGAATCAGGTACTGTAGTAGAATTTGGAGGTGATAATGAAATCACTACTTCAATGACTCCAATGTCAGCAAAAGTAGCCGGTATTGTAACAACTGCTCCAGCATATGTAATGAATAGTAATATTGATTGTGAATTCCCTGTATCATTAGCATTGCAAGGTCGTGTACCTTGCAAAGTAGTGGGTGATATTGCCAAAGGTGATATAATGGTTAGTGCAGGCAACGGTAGGGCAATGGCATGCAGTCAGCCTATCATGGGTTCAATAATAGGTAAGAGTTTAGAGAATTTTACCGGCACAGAAGGTATAGTTGAAATTGCAGTTGGTAGACTATAAAGGAAAAAAGATGATAACTATTGAGATTTTACAAAAAATATGTCCTAAAACAAGAACTAGCATATTAGAAACATATGCGATGCCACTACATGAAGTAGCAGAGTATTATGATATGTACACTAATCCTAAACGTGTGGCAGCATTTTTAGCTCAAACAGCACACGAATCCGGTGGATTTAATTTTGTAAAAGAGAACTTGAACTATAGTGCTAAAGGATTAATGGGTACGTTCAAAAAGTATTTTCCTACAGAAGATTTAGCAAGACAATATGAACGTCAGCCAGCTAAAATCGCTAACAGAGTATATGCAAATCGTATGGGTAATGGACCAGAAGAATCAGGCGACGGCTACAAATTTTGTGGTCGTGGTTTAATTCAATTAACCGGTAAACAAAACTATACCAAATTTGCTGAAGATTTGGGTATTAGCTTAGAAGATACAGTGGCATATTTAGAAACATCAGCAGGTGCAGTAAGTAGTGCGGGATGGTTTTGGGATAACAATAACTTAAATCAATATTGCGATAAAGATGATTTTGTTACATTGACAAAACGTATCAACGGTGGAACTATTGGTTTAGAAGATAGAAAACATCACTACGAAATTGCATTACATGCATTAGGCGCACATTAATATGGCACAACCAGTTTGGATAACTAATGCAGGAAGTCTAGGTACTTACCCGTCTAATTCAGTCATATCTATTCCGGTAAGTGCTCAGGCAGTATTACCTGCTACTTCAGTCACTTACAAATTATTAAGCGGTAGTCTCCCTGCAGGCGCAAACGTTTCTATAAATAAGAATGGTTTAATAACTGGTATATTAGATAGTGTAGCTGTTAATATAAATTATACTTTCACTATAA